CGCTTGCCGTCAGGTGGGAGACCTTAATGTAGCAGCTATAAAAAAACCCTCTGTAAACACAGAGGGTTTCGTTTCATTCAGCTAACGCCGGGGATTACTCCCACTCAATTATTTACAGCACTCGTAACCAATTGACTGAAAACAAGTTTATGAAACGATAAATTCTGCGTACCGTTTTATATACCGTCACCGGGAAACAGTACCATGAAAAATACCATGCTACCTGGTTAGTTCATCGTACTGTCTTTCGCAGACCCTTCCGGCTTCAGCTGCCCGGTCAGCGTATTCTGCCAGCTGTCGGTTTCGTTCGAGAGATTTTTCGAACACGTCGGTGAGCAAAATTCCGGTGTCTGCGGCTGACGTCCCAGCGCCGACAGTGGCGTTATACTGCCTGAGCTGCTCACGGATGGCAACGAGCTGCTGCTGCAGCCGGCCAGCGCGAGCAGCAGCATCAAGAGCATCATTGCGCGCCTGGTCGATCCTCTGCTGGGCTTCACGTTCATTGGTTGCTTTCTCCTGTTCGTCGTGTTGACGGGCTTTCTCATCTTCTGCTTTGCGGTCTGCCTTTGCCTGCGCATAGCCGGCGTCGTACTGCCTGTCACCGTAAACATTCCAGGCGACAACGCCGCCGGCCACCAGAGCAGCAAGCATCGCGACAATAAACAGCTGTTTCCAGTACGCTTTCACGATGGCGGTGATCATGACACAAGCTCCTTTTTAGCAGTCAGATACCGCACACGGCGATCGTCAATACCATTCTGGCCGCCGTTGATAATCTGGGTCACGCGCGCCAGGTCGCCGGTATATTTGAGACAACCCTTTGTTGCGAAGAACCACGCCGCGCTGCGCGCTGCATAACTGTCCTGCGCCAGCAGCTCTGGCTGCGTTACCAGATCGACCTTTAACCCATTGCCGCAGTCGCGGTAATTCGTCAGGCCAGTGATCTGGATAAGTCCGCGCCCGCGGAAGTTATAACCGTCACCAGGTCCGTTATTCCCCATGCGTTTGCTGTACACCAGATTGGCGATAGCGCGCTGGCGCACCAGCGGCAATGACGGTTCACCCTGGCGGCGGCCGAGTGTGTTCGCCTGGTCCTGAGTCAGTCGCCCGGCGCGAACAAAGCCAGCAAGACCGGCAATGCTGTAGTTAAAGCTTTCTACCAGGCGGCTGAAACCACCGCTTTCATGCCCGGCCTGGGCAATTAACATCGCCTGATCCTCAGGCTTGTTGATGCCAAACTCTTTCATGGCTGCCACGATGTGCGGATGCCAGCGAGTGGCCAGATCCTGGCTGACGCCAGCAGATTTCTGAAACTGGTTAATATCCATGTTACGACCTCGATATCTTGAAGATTTGCACGACGTTGCCGCGCGTTTTCAGAACAGCGGCAAGCATCACTGCGTTAATGACGACCTCAGACAGATCTGCGGTCATGGGGAAGTGGTAGAAGAATGAATACGCCGCCCGTACCGGAATGCTGGCCGCCGATACAATCAGGAAATAGGCAATCCATCCTCCCCACCGACGGTGCCGCGATCCGTTGCGCTGAAAGAACATCACCCGTAGCGCAATACCTGCGCATATGATGGCGTTGGCGATAAGCAGCAGATCATGGCCTGTCATCGTCTTTTCCTCCCGGGATTAAATCGCGTGGATTATCAGAGCGGTGATACAGCCAGATGCCAACCCGCACAGCGACAATTGACGCAACGAAAGCGCCGGCGGAATACACAATGCCGCGCTCGAAAGAGTCCTGAGTGATTGTCGGGATCATGCTGGCCAGCCCGATAAGAACTGATGCCGTAGGCTTGTAGAAGAGAAGACCGCAGAGAAAGCTGAGAAGGGACAGAAGAACGCGGCGCCGGATAGGATATTCAACCGCTGAGGTGACAAATATTACCGCCCCAGCGAGTGAGCCCAGCGCCACTTCCGGCGGAACCCCGGCGACGACTGCCGCCAGTGCGCCGTAGCTAAGCCCCTGATTTACTGTATCAGCGGTTAGCGTTCCTGACATGGTGACCACCGTTTACTATGCATGATGAACCTCCTGAAGTTGGTAAGCTCATCATACACAACAATCCACATATGGATAAATGGTAATTTTATGAAAACGATAGAAACACCATGAATAAAAAGCCCCACTCAAGGGGGGCTCTATTTATAGAGGACTATTTGATTTATCTTTCGCTAATCATGTCATATATGCCTCTAGTAAATAACTATCAATATCTTCTACCGATATATGTTTTTTTATTGATTCATTTTGGCCAGATACTTTCTTTGACCACAACTCCTCAGCTAAGCGAGCGTCAAGCTTTTCAATGGCATATGATGCTGACAATTCTGAATCATATTGACCACCAATATAATCACCTTTGCTTTTAACTAAATATAAGCCCTCGTAGCCTATGATCTCCATATATTTACCTTATGGAATAGTAGAAATTGCAACAAAAGTAGCGCCTGCATCAGTAGTATTAACATACTCAACTCCAGTTCCTGATGGCATAGCGCCTATCCTTTGAGTCCTTTGTCCCACCATGTAGGCTCCAAATGTTGGCGGCGCCCAGAGGCTAACAGTTGTGAAACTACATCCGCGAGTCACAAAAGCCCGGTCTCCGGTGTACGTAAACGATCCACCTTTAACTGATTCAAACTCAGCGTAGGCTCTTGATACAAGAGATACTGCATTAATATATCCCCCTTTAATGATTGCCCTGTGTTGAAATGCTCCGAAAAAGGTGCCAAGAATATTGCAAGACCTGAATTCAGTAGGTTTAGACACTTCGGTCGGGCCAGTTCCACTTACGTTTCCTTTAAACGTAGTCTGATCAAATACGACCCCTGACACCGCCGTGTTTGTCGAGTTATAGTTAGCATTTATGGTACATTTTTGTAACGTTACTCCAGAGGAGTTATAGTCCGGCGTGAAAGTATCAAAGGTGCAATTAAGAGCTAAAAATCCCGAGCCGCCGACTACTGCTAAACCATCTCCTGCTGTTCTTGTGACCCGGCAACCGATCATCGTTACGGAATACGATGGGTTGTAATATTTATAGAACGAAGACGATTTAATAACCCCGTTTTGTCCGAACGTACTTGAAACAACACTTGTCGCCAGATAAAAGCTGCTTACCTCGCTCTCATATAAATTTAATCTTACGGAAGGCGTCACGCTAACCGTTCCTGCTCCAGCATCTTCCGCAGCATCTAAAATCATTTGACCAATTGTAGTATTGGTTATATTTATATTTGTGTTTTGATATGTTAAACCAGACGGTAATCCTGTAGTGCCGTCATCCAACGTTAATATTTTTAGTCGCTCAGAGTGTATTGACCCTATCACTGACCTAATAATATTAATGTTCATTTGTTTATGATACGACTGCTCAACTTGAATTCTACCGATAAACAAGCAGTTGGTAGTATCACCATATGGATTCAAGTCGTAGCCATATAAAGACAGATTACCGCAGCGTTCTACAGAGGTGGATGCTATTGCGGTATCCCATAATGCATCAGCGCGTATCCCATGTCCGTTGAATCCAGTAGCCCTAATGCTGCCGAAGGTCATTAGCGCACCTTTAATATAGACACCGCTCAATTCAGCATCCCGACTATCTGATTGGACTAATAAGTAACCTATACATGTAAAATGGTTACACCGATTAGCCCCAAAAGGAGTATCAGGGTTTCCAAATGTTACTGCAAATTTACGCGAATGAAGAGCGGAGAACCCAACAGGGTTTACCAAAATCCTTCCTGTATAGTCAGTAATTATCCCGCGTAAATTGGTAAAATCGAGCGTTGCAGAAACACGCCATGGCCCGCCACGCAGATCTAGAATCTTGCCGCTCGCAGCATTAATTGCTGCTTGCATTGCAACTGTATTATCAACCGTACTACTTCCTGATATAGCTCCATACATTTGCGGCGTTATGTAATTAATGGCATCCTGCACTTTTCCCGCCGGAGACAAACCGACCAACGAAGCGCCAAGCCCAGCCTGATTTGATGCTAGTTTTATCGCCAAATCTGCAGTTTCAGTCATGGAGAAGATTGGCACCGGTTTTCCTGAGCTATTCCACCCAAATAGCGAGTCTTTCCTGGCCGCTATAGCGGGGACCAAATCCACATCATTTTCTGGCACCCTGACTGTTCTGCGAAAATTTGCATCTATTTTCTGGTCAAGAACTATGTCTCCTTCCTTCCAGGCGTTCGTATTGTCAATGATCTGACCATCAACATAATTCTTCGTAGCCGCATCCTGCGCCTGTGACGGGTCACGCAAGTTACGAATGCGGTTGTTGAGTGCGTCGTAATAGTTCGCGATGAACGACGGCTTGCGCAGCGCCAGGCGTAGAAAGCTGAAACACTGCTGGATAAGCATGGTCAACTTGTCGAACGCATCCTCATGCACCTCTGCAAAGAACTTCCCCTGGTTGCGTAGGTCAGTCTCCTGGGTAACTGGCAGATCACGTGAGATAGAGATTTGCCATCCGTTGGCCAGCGGGGACATCAGCACAACATTCCCCCCAGAATAGGTTCCCGCCCCGGTAACGGAGTAATCGGTATCCAGAGTCAGCACCGTAATATTTTCGTTAAGGTCAGCGACCTGGACGGTGAGATCTGACTTCTTGAAGATGCGGAACGTGTACGGGAAAGATGTGGTAACGCCGTTCCCTGTGTAGTCGTTATGGTCGACTTCGGTTGAGACCGTCATATGAAATCTCCGGATGTCGCAGCGCCCGGCGCGCCACACTGGAGATCATTCTATTACCCATCAAACCATATATGAATAAAACAGATCGAAACGAGCAAAAACATTACCATTAAGGTAAACAAAAGAGCTCTGGAAAACTTTGTTACCTTTTGATATATGTATATATATACAGTATTTATGGGAGTATTCCTAATGCCAGAGCGGTACCAGTATCCTGTCGACGAAGGTTTTGCGGATCGTATTCACACCCCGGAAGGGGTCAGATCCCTGGTTGTAAAATCACAGCTGATGGAGTTGCTCAGGGAGATGGAGCGAGACGGCCATGATGTCAGCGGTGCGGCGGCGGAACTGGTGGCACTGGTTAACTATGTGACAAGCTCGCAGTTGTCGATGCGGGAGCTGCAAACACACCTGGACTTCTGCGCAATGCAGTTGCGGCAGCATCTGAGGTAACGGAACCTTACCAGACTAGGAATCTTCTATGGCTAAAAACCGAACATAATTCTACAATCACATCGCCACATTCAGTGGTCTACGCACGGTAAGTAAAAATGAAAAAAGTAATCGCTGTCCTGTTTGTTCTGATGTCTCTGGGTTCTGCTACACAGGCTTTTGCTGGTAACTGCCAGCATGATAATGATACAGCTGCTGACGGATCGCGTTGCGGCGGCCGTTCTGCTGATTCTCGCCCCGGCGGTCAGTAATAAATAAGGCCGCGAAAGCGGCCTTTGTGACATGTCACACTCTTTTCCTGAAGGATAGCCATTCGAAGAACGAAGACATTCCTCCGCAGGCGATAGCAAAGATTAGACCACCAAAGAAAAGTAGACCAGCCTGCCACCACTCCCAGCGCCATACGTCCATGGCTCCAACCATTCCCACGATAGATCCAACCAGTGGTATATAGCTGACGATGAATGCAATCGGTGCCGCTATTATCCAGTGCAAGCCCCACCACGATTCTAGTCCAGCCATGATTGCTGCAAGTTGGAAGAGCCCCACCACGATGTAAACGATAAAGCCAATAGCTTGCATGTAGTCACCTATTTATTCAGAAAAAATTAGAGGTTTACCTTGAATAAGGCTCGCCACAAGAATTATTCCCTGCATAACAAAAATAAACCAGCAGATAGCCTGCGATGGGGGGCTAAGAAAATATTTGTATCGGTCAGCGAATAACAACCCACAAGAAACTATCACAGACAAAACAATTGAAAACAAGCTCCCCTCCCCTTATTCCGGCGTTACGTCCTGCGGTCGCCACCAGTATGTTTGATTGAATTCTTTCTTCGAACGCTGCTCCATCTTGCGCAGATAGCCAGGCGAGAAGTATTCCTGCAGCTGATTAAATATCATATGGTCAAGAGCTGCTTTTGCATACCATAGGTTGGCACCGGGGATAAGCCCCTTGCCGAGTTTAACCAGATCACCACCTGTCTGCTCCGGCTTTCCTTCAACGGCATTAAGCGGGATACCCTGAGCCAGCTTAACCACGTCATCAACCAGTCCGGCCACAGGCCCCAGCATTGAAGCCAGCGCACCGCCGCCATAACGGGTATGGTCAGAAAGAAGAAAATCACCATACAGGCCAAGGCCACCACCTTTCAGTAGTGCACCGAGCCAGAATTTACCAGCATCTTTTCCGGTCATCTCCCGTGGGTTACGCCCGGATGCCAGGTCGTTAAGTTGCTGAGATAGCGCGCCCAGCATCGTGGTGCTGGCGAGGAATGCGGCGATATAGGCAGCCCGGCCACCAGCGGAAGGCATCCCCATTGCACGCGTCCAGTGCCGCAAAACAACAGATATCGGGAACGATTTAAACAGGAAAACCGAGCGGGTTAACTCACCTTTCCATGTGCCGCGCTGCAACCCGCCACCGGTAAGCAGCTGCTCACGCGCGCCAGGCGTAATGACTGCCATGTCGACTTCTTCAGATACTGCTGCCAACAGCCGGCGCATGGCCTCAAACCTGACTCGCTCCGGCAGTCCTAAGTGCATAACAGCAGCATCAGGGATCCGCATAATACTTTCCGGCGTGAGCATCGTAGTGTTTCCGTTACCCCAGTCTTCCTGTTGCGCCAGTTTCCATACGCTGAAGTCCTGCTCAGTAATGCCCTTGCTCTTCAGTATGCGGAAATCGCTGTCATCAAGGCTTCTCAGATCCGGCGCCCGGCTGACCACTTCGCCAAGGCTGCCCATCATCGTCACGCCGTAGGCACGCTTGTGAGCATCGGTCCATGCTGTCAGGCCGCTGGCGCGCATTACCGCCGTTGCCGCCCAGCGGGAAACCGACGGTCCCATATTGTCCATCGCCCAGCGGTTAACGCTGCCGAGCAACGATTCCATAGCCAGCCCAGCGCGACGGGCGCGGGCAAGCTCCGTGCGGTTCGCCGGGTTCATGGCCTCAAGCTGGTTCATAAATAGTCGGTTCATCGGGATGTTCGCTACCTTCGCCGACATATACATCGTGCCCAGGTCAGAGAATGAAGCCAGCAGCGCGGAACCAAGTCGGCTCGCCACCATCCAGTTTCGGATGTTGTCCGACCATCGTGCGATGTGCGGATTAGCGATCGGCTGCGTCTTCCCGGCGATAAAGTTGTAAAGGTTCTCGGTACTGTTGGCCAGGCGCTTAATCCTGCCAGTGCGCTCAGGGTTGGCTGTGGCCTGTTCAGCCGTAACCTCGTCCAGGATAGAGCGGAAAACGTGATCGGGGTTCGGGCCGTATGTTTCAACCAGCGCGATATCTTTGCTGATACCTTCAAGGTGCCCGACCATTACTTCCCACAGAGAGCGATCGCCATATTCTCGCTGATACTCAAGGTAGGAGTCTGCGTCTTTGAAGTGGATCTGACGGGATGCATTACCGCGATTAGAGCGCGCGCCGGAAATGCGCATGCCAGTATCGCTTAATTTGTTCAGCCCGCCGGTGGCTATGGTGTTGTATGCCTCGCCCAGGAAGGTTTTCAACTCAGCATCGCTCATCAACTGTCCGTCATCTTTGATGTAGTACTTGCGATCCAGTTTGCCGATGACGTCGCTAACCCACTTATCCTGCGGAACCCTGCCGACTTTCTCCATTGAGTGGTGCTGAGGGATGCCCCAATTTTCCAGGTAGCCGATATCACCCCCAGCGTCATTGAAGCGCTGGCGCAGCAGTTCAGTAACGCCAGCCCATGCTTTTGCGCCCTTCTTAGCCCTGACGTTGCCAGTGTCCTGCCCGCGCATCTCGTAAACCAGATCGCGCACGCTGGCCTCGTCCTCAAACAGGTGGAAGAATCTCGGGTCTACCGCTTCAAATGCTTCCTGAATCTGGCTTAGTGCATAGTCGCGTGTGGCTTTGCCGCGTGATTCTACCGACAGGAAATTTGATTTCCCGTCAGCGTGAAAGGCGATGGTCCGGTTAAGCGCCTCAAGCTTGCCGTCTTTCCCCTGGTAGGTCTTTATGAAGGCGTCGAGCCGCTGCCTGGCTGCGATGGTGAGTGCCACTCGGCGCTTCTTCAGCGCAGCTTCGTTAGTGAGTTCGTTCGCTGCTAACTGCCCGGCTCGGCGCAGCCGTTCGGCGTCAGTCATCGCCCGCCACGAAGCCGGATCATTGCGGGCCAGTTGCCGCATGCTCCGGTAAATACGGTCTTCAATATTCTTGATTTCCTGCTGCGTGAGTCGGCGGCTTGCGGCCTGCTGCACGGCGTTAATACATTCCTGACGCATAATTTATCCTCTTAAGAAACACGCAACAGCGACATCGAAAAGTCTGGAGTCCTGCACTGCCTGCTCATTTTCACGTGCAGCATCATCAAGCACCTCACGCGCGCTTCTGGACTGTGGATTGCCGTCATCATCAAGAACGGTGATCATCATATCTGGCGATAATGCCAGTGACTCTTCAGCAGCCATCACATCAATGTCCTGCTGATTCTCTGCCATTCTTGGCGATGGCGTGGTTTCTATGTCCCGGAGAGCCGCGTTAGGCTCCAGCGGTGCGACTTCATCGGCGGAGCGCACTTCTGCCGTGCGGAAAAATGAAAGAGCCTGAGCATCAAGCTCTGCCTCTGCTTGCTGCCTGCGGGCGATCTCTGCCCTTGCCTCGAAGAATTCGCCACCAGGCTCATGCGGAGCCAGTGCGTTACGAGAGAATTCCAGCCTCCCCTGTGCTTCGCTGATCCGCTGGTCTACATCCCTCAGTCTTGCCTGCTTGTCTGCGCGAGCACGGGACAGCGTTTTGCCGCTGCCAGCCGGCTGCTCTGCCAGTATCTGATTACGCTGCTCAGTGAGGTTGGTGATAATGCGTTCGCTGTTGGCTATTTCAGACTGATAAACCTTGCGGTCGCCACGCGGAAGAATTTGCGCAGCCTGATCCTCAAGCGTCCGCATTTCAAGAGCTCTGGCGGTTGCGCCCTCATCTGCCTGAGAAAGCATCTCATCCAGTGCCTGCGATATAATGCTGCGCCGCGTCGGTATGCTGGTGAACGCCGCCGGCTCAACAATACTCGCCACATCAACCGATCGGCCTGCGCTGACATCCTGCATTGCCTGCCGTAGTGCCTGAGCATGCGCATCGCGTGACAGCACATTAACCGGGATGCCTGGAGCGATATCAAACTCAGCATGATGAGCAGCATTGGCTGCCAGCGCTGCATCGACGTCGGCAGGCATAAAATCAGGTGGGCGAACATTTTCACCACGCGAGTTTACGAACCGGCCAACACCGCCGAATGCCAGGCCGAGAACGGCATCGATCGCCATCGCCTGCTTATCGAACACGTCATACTGAGAGGCCATATCCTCATAGCCATTATCTCGCAGGATGGATGCTGTGCTGCCGCGCATAGCCATACCAAAGGCGACGTTCGTGCCTGCCGCATAAGCGATATCAGGCGCAGCTCGCACAACGGTACCAGCAGCATTCCCAAGCGCCGATCGTGATAACTGAGCGCCGACACCTTCAGCCAGTGCGCCACCAGCACGCAGGCCGATGCTCATCGGTATGACTGTACCGGCACCAGCTGTAAGGCCGTGTACCAGCGCCACTTCCTGGGCGGTGCTGTAATCTACGCCTTCGCCGCGCAGTCGCTCAAACTCGGAGAACCCCTGCAAGCTGGTCACAGCAGCAGCGGCGCCAGCAGGACCGGCTGCCAGCGTACTTACTACTGCCTGCGATCCCATATCGAAAAGACCATACAGCACCTGTCCGGCGGTGCCGGTAGTGGCGGCATCCGGCGTCAGGCGTTTAACCTGTGATGCAGCAAGCTCTCTCTGTCGGGCGATGTATTCAGGTGACGTGTCACGAAACGATGTATTGTCATTAACAAACTGAGCGATGGGTGATACAACGGCATCAACACCAGCCCACAAAAGCTGGTCAGGCTTTGCAACAAGGCCGGAATAAAGACCTGATGCGGCACCGCTGACTGATCCATCGAAAAACCCAACATCGTTTTTAGGGCTGCCTACTGGGTTTGATGCGGCCTGGTCCAGCTGCTGATTCTGGTTTACCGGGTTAAGTCCGAAGTAACTCATTGAGGGATATCTCCAGAGAAGCGCTGACGCTGCTGCGTGAGATCGATAACTACCGGTGTTCCGTCCTGTTTCAGAAGGTATCCGGTACCAAGTTTCACGAGATACTGGCTGTCGCCGTAGCTTTGCAGGCCGTACTGCCCAGGCGGAGCCTTAACGCCAGCACCGGTAACCTGCGTTTCCCATGCCTGATTAACCTCTTTATCGAACTGCTCAGAAGACATGCCCCACGGCAGCAGGACATTACCCATGCCGTTATAGTCATGCACGCCGCCAGTAGCGACGTTTATCGCCTGCTCCCAGACGTCAGAATCCAGCTCGCCAGAGAGATCGCCCTTCTGCGCCATTACTCCGGCGTAGTAGTCTTTCGCAACGTCATACGCCATAGATGCGCCCTGTGCGTCACCGGCAAATGCATCTTTAACGGTATTGCTGAACTCGAGCCGCATATCGTTTTCTTTCGGCATGGTAATGCCTTTGGCTTCTTTCGATCCTTTGCGTGCTGCGGCACCAGCCAGAATGGTTTGCGATGCGGTAGAGGGCGACACAGACACGTCAGGATTGAACCAGTTTTTCTCAGCAACCACGCCGCCAGGCTTGTCCATCAGGATACCGGCGACTGCGGCAGAAGGGGCGTTGGTACTTATTTGTTGCAGCGCAGCCATATAGACCTGCCCTCCACCGGTGCTTTGTCTGATCATATCAAGGTATGCAGACTGCTGTGAAACTGGAGCATCGCGGAAGAAAGTCCCGATTTGGCTGGCCTCATCTTTTGAAAAAAAAGTTAACGGCGTGCCGTATGATTTTGCCAGTTCGGCTGCCTGAGATGCACGCAGCGCAATGCTCTGGCCAAAGTTATTTTGGTTGGTCATGTCTATAGGCTTACTCTGGCCGGAAGACAGAGAAAACTGAATAGGATCGGCCTGACGCTGTTTGATCACCTGGTTAGCGGAGGCTGATACCTGGTCGAATAATTCAGCCCGTGATGCATAGCCCTCACCGGTCTGTTCCGGCGTCGGCTTCAACTGGTTGACGTATGCCGTGATGCTGCTGGTAGGCATGTTGCGGAATGAGCCAATGTACTGCCCGGCAATCTGCGTATTCCTGAATTCGGTGTAACGCTGGTTTCCCTCCCGCACGCCGTAGGCAGCAATAAAATCAGCTTCCCCTGGCGGGTTTGGGAACTCAACACCTCGCATGTAAGCCGCGGTGGCGTCGCGAACCTGGCTATCGATAGCCGTTCTGTATTCGGCCTGCTGCTGCCGACGGATCTGGTCAGCCTGGCGCAGAAAAGTGGCCTGCGCTTCCGGCGTGGCAGCGTCGAATGCTGCATTGCCGGTGTAACGTTTATTGCTGGTTGGCAACGGTGACAGCCCAAGAGCTGCGCTGACGCCGGTTGATAGCTGGTCAGGGCTGTATGGTTGCGTGCCATTTTCATGTTTAATGATAGCGGCACAGAGCGCCTGCAGCGTATCAGGATTGGAAGCATCAAGAGGCTGGTTTGCCGTTACGCCTAACTGCGCACAAACCGCTTTGATGTATGCGGCCGTGTCGTTATTGTCAGACGGCGGCGCCCAGCGGTTAATGATCTCGCCAACAGTATCAATCCCCTGCCGCTGGTAGGATATGAGGTTGCGCCCCAGCGCGCGGATCCCGTGCTCCGGAGTCTCGAATTTTGCAAACCGGCCATCACTACCAGTCTGCCCTACCCATGGGTTTGATGAGCTGGCTTCGAGGTTTCCTGGGTTATTGTTGCGGATACCCCTGGCATCGCCGCTATCACCTTTCACATAATACTGATCTTGCTGCTCGTGCAACTTTTCAGCATATGCAGTCGCATCATCAGGATTATCAAATATTCCAAGGTGCTTTCCTGTTTTTTCATATAGCGCGATTGCTTCATCATCTGAAAGTAATTTACCGTCATCACTGACCGTTGGTATCAGGACTTCACCTGCATCAGTGCCTATGGAAATAGTTCTTACCGTGCTGATAGTACCATCTTCGTTTTTTACAGATGGTCGGTTGAATAAGTTAATGTTCCCCTGGGTAACCATTCCTTTCGTAGATGATGGCTCACCACCATAAGGGTTAACAGTAGCCCGCCTTGAACCGGCGGCCGTATCGCTCAGCTCACCGTTGCTCTGAATGAATCCGATCGCGTTATTTGCTGACCACTGAGAAAGCGCGCCATCAGCTACCTTCTCTTTGAATTCCACCTTTTTGGCCTGGATCTGCTCAGGGCTCCACCCATGTGCAGCGCCGAAGCTTTCTATTTGCTGAAACGCCTGCTGATTAGCCAGCACATAGTTGGCGTTATCGCCATACATTGCCGAAGCGGTTTTGGCGCCGGTGGTCAGCGTTGCCTGGAACTGCCCCTCTTCATACGCATTGAGCTGCCCTATCTCATGCCGGCCAGCCTGAGACGTAAACTGGATGCGCTGCTGCTGAGCCTGCTGCAGGAATCCCTGACGCGCCGACTCCGGCAACTGCATCGCCAGCTCCTGAGCCTTTGCGTCAAAGAGCTGGGTGTATTCCTGCCCCTTGCCAAGAGCGTTTTTACCCTGCAGGTTAAGGAGGCCATTCTGCGGGTTGGTCATCAGATCGCTTGCGGTCTGCGTCAGTTGCAGCGAAGCATCCTGTGCCATAGCGACATCAGCGCGCTGTTTAGCCTGGCCGAATACGTCAAGCGCCTGGCTTCCTGCGCTCAGTAGCGCATCGCCGGCGTTTGGTTGATCGAATGCCTGAAATCCCTGAGTGGAAACGCCGCGGCTTTCAACCTGACGCCCGGCGACTGTTGGTACAACTGGCATAGTTTTCTCCTTATCGACCGGTAGGTGTGCCGACGGCAGCAGAAATTGGTGCGGCCTTGCTCTGCGTGAACGGGTTCCAGGTTCCGCCGAATGACTGATAAGCGCCATAGGCTTTCAGCGGTGCAGTGAGTAACGTTTGGGTTACAGCAGCGTTGGACTGACTTTTTGCTGCATTCCCTTCTGCGATCGCATTCATACCCTGAACCTGGTACCCATACGCCTCTCGCTGCGCATTATTCACGGTAGTAAGCGCGTCGAGCGTCCCGAACTGCGCCGTATCACCGAAAATATCCAGTGATGTGCCAGAGGAAAGATCGGCTCCGGTGGCTCCCATAGTCGCGGCCTGTGTTCCGGCAGTCTGCCTGTTTCTGCGGCGCACCTCTTCAGCCTGAATATTGCCGCGGTTAACGGCATCCTGCGCCTGAGTTTCGGCAATATCAGCATTCTGGTTAGCAACCGCCTGGGCATATTTACCTTGTTGGTGCTGGTTGTATGCCTGCATAGCAGACATAGCAACCATGGCAACCCCTACAGCAACTGGTCCACACATCAGTATTTCTCCATGTAAAAGCGGTGAAACGGCAGGCCAAGAACGCCATACGGCGCCGGGTCTTCCAGAGTAAAACCGAGCCAGTGCAGCCACGCTTTTGCGACGTGGTTACGGGCATCGACATAATTTTCGAGATACGGATAGACGGACAGCATTGCAGCAACCACCTTCCGGCAGCGGCGCAGAAATGTTCGCTGATAGCGCTCCAGATCATCCGTGCCGACAAGCCAGGGGATCCCGCTGCCACCAATCATTGAAGCGGGCGCCACGCCAAAGACGGTGACAACGCGGCCGTTTATCAAGCCGGCACAGCAGAAGGTTGAGGTGCGAAGGCCGCACTCCAGAACACGGGCAGCACTCCAGCCATTCGTGGCGGCAAACTCTTCGATATCTGCCAGGCGCACGCGGGGGATAATTTCAGCGATGTGCTCTGCGGTGGCCGGGACTATCTGAGCGTTAATCATTAAAAGCCTCCCACGGTAATGCGAGGGATCACTGCCAGCACAGAAAGCGGCAGCGGATCAGTCTGACGGATTTTTACCCGCCCATTTTTATCCCAGTTGCTGTCGAGCTTGACCTCTACTTTGCCTGTGGCGTCATCAACCGGATCGTCGTAAAACTCAAACTCGCGCTGAGGGTATTCGTACCACTGGCCGCCTGGAGTTGATGCCCAGATGCCTCGGCTGGCGTTGACCACCAGCGTCACGGAATTGATCAGCTGTTTCTTATCGAGCAGCGTCTCCTGCCCGTTAATATTGATGTCCAGGGTTTCAAACTGGGCGTTAATCGGCAGGCCGATGTGGACCACGGCGCCGGGTTTCTCCAGCGTAACGGCGCCGCCGGTGACGACTTTCTGCGGCTCTACGCTGGCGTCGGACAGTACATTGACGGTCTGCCCCTCAAGGTGATCGAGTCCGGCGAATGTCTGGCGGGCCATGTACCAGTTAGTGGTGGCGGCGTTGCGCAGGACAGGAGGAATATTCCGGTTTGCCGTCACGGTTACCGAGTTACCGCTTTCCACCGAAATAATGTCGCAGCGCAGCTGCATGGCGACGGCGCTACCATCTTCAGGATCGGTTCCTGTGTAGGGGAACTGGATCTGTGCGCCGACATCTCCCGCGGTAAAATAGCTGGCCCCGCTCATCGTCAGGGTATACGGCACCTGATAACTCCAGTCCCCGCTTCCACCGCCGATAGTCGCCGCCCGGCTGCCGGTGTTGCGTCCGTCATAGGTCAGTCCGCTGTCGACAAAGAAAGCGTCAAGGTCATCGGTGAACTGGCGGCTTGCCAGCCTCTCGATATAGCGTTTCGTCAGGCCGTTGATGGTGCGGTTAACCACGAAATAGATCGCGTCTTCGCTGCCTTCGCTGATGCCACACGTACTTTCATATTTCCCGGCGCTGGATTGCGGAGACCAGGCGAAAACCTGCTGATCACGAAGATAGGTCAGCACCAGCAATTTCCCATCGTCACGCACGCAGAACGCGCTGGAGAACGGGACAATACAAAACGCCCAGTCGACAATGCTGCGCTTCTGGAAAAGGTGATTAGCGAGAATTGTCAGGTCGTTGCCCTGAAAACCGTCCACATCAAACGAGTAGGCAAGATCCCGCACAACGCTGCCCTTCTCCTGGATAAAGAGCGCGATATTCGAAACCGCGATAGGAGGTACATCGCTGCAGCCGTTTGAGCCCTGAGAACTCAGGGAGAATGCAGACGGCGTAAGCACTTTATTCTGGTCACCGGTCACAACAAACTCACCGCCGGAGGTCAGAACAACAAGCGATCCGACATCGATAAGGTGGCGAATTTCGTTAACCTGCCGGCCAGCGTAGGTATAAACGATCCTGTCATCGTCCTGCGTCGGGTTACTCTTGCCGAAGTCTTTATAGTCACCGGTACGGCTGGCCCAGATGGTTTGCGGATACGCAGGGGATGCAGCGAAGTACAGCCTCTGCTGGTAGTAGACGACTGTCGCCGGATAACCATTGACGCTGTTCCACGCATAGCGCGCCCACTTGTAGCTGGCCTTGTCAGCACCGACAACGTTCTCAGGGATACGAGAAACCACATCAGCGGTTGCAGTCATCCCGTCACCGGCGACGGCAGTGATCCGCACAATACCAAAGCCACTATGCAGGTATTCCCATTGCACGCCTGTATCATCATCGCCGGTTCCTCCCCAGCCATCCCACGCCATACCTTCAGTGTGTGATGGGCGTAACGTCCCGGTTTTTCCTTCGGTATTGGCGCGATAGTAGTTGCTGTCGGCGCGCCGGATATCCTCGATCGATGTGCTCTTGCTGGTTTCCCATACTGGTACAGAGTCAACGGCTGGCTGCTCGAGGTAGAACAGCTTTCCGACCTGCTCGGCGCCGAATATTGCAGAGCTCGAGGTCAGAGTGATTGTGCCAGTGGTGGCGCTGGCCCAGACAGTTTTTGACTCGTCGACATTGATATCCTCAAACGGGCCGTTAGTTGTCTGCACATCGACGATCTGCCAGTTGTCATGCGCATACCGGCGCAATTCTTTAGGCGGATAGGACGGGTGCACGATCGTCATCACGTCGGCGCTTTGGGTGAATTTCAGGCCGAAAACATCATTTTCTGTATAAGGCGTCGCCAGCTCGTAAATCACATCTCCGGTGGTCAGCACCAGGCCGCCGTCTTTGATGACGCGCATGTAATTGTGGCCAAACTCCAGCGCATAGGTCTGCACCGTCGAAAACTGGAAAGGGATAAGGCGGCATTTGCGATCCGGGTATTTCGCCGCGGCGATGAATTGCGTTCCCGGGCGGTTCTCTACCCCGCCATACTGGCGCACGATAAAGTTATCGCACTTGCGCAGCGCCACCTGGTACTTCGCCATATCGATGCGGCCATAGAGCGATGGAGCAATTTCGCCACCTGAGAAGCTCGGTTGTATCCAGCTAACAGCCATCAGCACATCCTCGCTACGGTAAACGGATCTTCAGGCATTTGCGGTTCCTGCGATTCGTTCATGCTGTGAGAGCCAGCACTGAGGATGATCCGGTTATACATGCTCAGGGCGTTATTGCCGAGGTCGGCATTACCCGTGAGAACCATGTTAATAGCCGCGGCCAGGCGCCAGGATAGAGCCTCCTGGAAGATGGAATCGAACATGTTCACGTCGGTGATGCGGGCAACATACCGAAGCCAGGCCTGCGGCAGATCGGTGTAAATCAGCCTCCCCGTGCCGGCGCTATCCGCGCCGACCACATACTGCACGCGCATAGCAGCCGTCGGATACCGTACACCAGGCAGCGGGATCTCAATAATACGGAGGCAGTCAGTGGGATAGGTATACGCATAATCCCAGTCCTGCGGCGGGTTATTGGTATCAGCCAGCGCGATATTCTTGGTCGCAAAATTCCAGTCAAAATCGGCCAGGACAGCATCACGAATCGACTCGTAATACAGGGAGCATTGCCCGGCTTCTTTGCTGGCTTCTTCCAGACTGTTGATACTCCGGTTATTACCGATATTGCTCAGCGCCCGGTTGCAGATCTCAATGACAGAGGCCATTACTCGCCCCCTTCACCGTAAAGCGTCTGCGCCGCCGTCTTCGGCGCCTCACCTGAAACAGGCGACAGCGCCATATCGGTGATTTGCAGATCCGCGCTGCGGAAAGTGCCATCGTCGCCTTCACGCGCCGAGATACCCTTAATCACTGCTTTTGCGGTGATCATCACCTCAGTGCCTACATTCTGCGGCTGCGCTTTCAGCTTATTCAGGGTGTCATTGTTCAGCGTGATGCACAGCCCCCACGGATATTCGTCACGGGTTTTGGTCTCGCCGCTTTCATCCTGGTAGCTGTCGGTACCGGTTTTGAGATTGACCATTTCCATAGAACGCTCCTACAAGAAAGGGGCCGAAGCCCCCTGGTTTATTCTGAGGCTCAGACGCCTAAATCTTTTCGCTTTTCGGCGATCTTCTCGCGCAGCGTTTCGGCTTTGGTGTTGTGATGAGGCTTCTCGTTAAAGAGCAGCTCGTACTCTTCGCGGAGCTTATCCAGCTCGTCATCGCCACCACCGCCTTCGTTCAGCGGCTCAGGTTTAACAACAGCAGGAGTCACAACCTTTTGCGTTGCCTTCGCCTTTGCTTCCTTAGCCGCTTCGTTCAGCGGCTCCAGCGCGGATCCTGGCACCCCGTCATACTCAATCTCTGAACCCTCCGGCCAGAGGTTGTTATGGATATGGGACAGACGCAGCACGCGGTATTTTGCTTTTTCAGCTGACATCGATATCTCCTTAGCCGGTCACTTTAGAGCGGGTCGGGTACGGGGTATTCGCATCAACGTCCAGGTTGATACCGGAGGTGAAAGCACCAGCAGTCAGCGGGCCGGTGGCTACGGAGTAGTTCACACGCAGATAGCGCAGAACGCCAGACGGTACCTTCGCCGACACAACGCGCTTACCAGCTTTAAGCGCTGCCAGAGCCAGGGCGCCGCTGTCATAAATGGTCGTCCAGGTGCTGTTGTCCGGGCTGGTCTGCAACTGCACGTTGACGGTGGCGGCGCCAGCAGCCGTAGCCGTGGTGTTAACGAGAGCCCAGAACTCCAGCGGATAACCAACGCCGATATCACGGCGGGTGCCGTCGACAGGCGCCAGGTCAATCACATCGGTAGAAGCAGCAGTAGCCGTAACCGCCTGCGCTTCGGAGAACATCAACAGTTTGTCGAGGATCATCTTCATTTCTCCATTTAGCAGCCCGTTTCCGGGCCGCTGGTTATAGTCAGGGGTTAAACAACGCGAGCTTCAGTTTCCAGAAGCGCATCGGTTTCGCGAATCGGAACGCCACGGAAGCTGGTCCACCATTCGCCTTCAGTCTCTTTTACGCTGATTGCCAAAGAGGATTTCTCCAGAGATTGCAGATCAAGAGCCTGGGCAACGGTGCGGTTCATGTAGAACACCGGGCGCCCCATGCCACGGTTAGGGATGCGATGCAGCGCTTTCACCATGAGTTTGGCGATGTTCGCCGCCGCAGCAGGATCGGACAGGTCGCTGATATCGATGTTCGCGATGCGTACAACGTAGCGCCAGTCGCGCAGGCACAGGCCGTTATCCCACTTATAGTGGGTGCGGTAGCCTTCATACTGGCCGCCGTTGGCATCTTTCAGAGTCTGCTGGCCTTTATCTTCCATCTGCAGACCTGCTTTCTGGCCTTTCGGGAAGATACCGTGAACGGTGTTTTCGCCCCATACAATGAGCCAGATTGAAGTGTTATCGGTGCCAGTACCGCCGGCGTCGATAATGTTTTGCGCGTTGGTAGCCGTCAGGTCGGAGTAACGAGAGGACAGGCCCATGAACTGCTGCGGGTTAACGCTGGTGTCGCCATAAAAAAGCGTTTGAGCCATCTGCTGATTCATCGCTTCAATAAATGCGCGATCTTCTGAAAGTCGGAATTCAGCGGTATTTCCGTTCAGATCTGCCAGAGATTTATCAATCTCCGCATAGGTTTCCAGCATGCCAATGCCATCGGTAACCTGCACAGTGGTCGATTTGCTCGGCTGTACGCCGTAGTTGAGCAGACGCCAGGTCGCCGACGGCAGGCCAGAGCGAATGGTCGTACGATGACCGGTCGGCAGGTTGCCTTCAACGATCAGCATGTCCTGCAGGATCGGGTTGGTTTGGGAAAGGAGTTCGATAATTTTATCGACTTTCCCGTTCGGGTCGATGCGCTTACCCCAGTCTGCCAGCGTCAGCGCAGTAATGCCTTTAACAGCCATGGTTATATCCTCTCTTATTTGCCATAAAGCACTTCGGCCGCACTACGCTGACCGCTTTCTTTTCCTGTCACCACGCCATCTTCTGACATGGCTTTTCCTACTTTGACGAACGCCTTCACCAGCTCCGGGTGATTACCCAGCCCTGTGCCGTTCAGATACTCTTTCAGAGCCGGAGTGCCGAAGGTGTCCAGGGCTCGCTGAGCAACACCGAGGTTGGCCATCAACTTATCGCCGCCGATCTCTTTATCGGCCTTCACAGTTGCTGCCCACTCTTCAGTTTGTGCCTGCCATGCATCTGCCTGCTGCTTCTGCACCATTGGCATGATCTTCGTGCCGTACAGGTCGACCATCTTCTGAGCCTGTTCATTAGTCAGGTTCAACTCACGCGCGATAGGCTCGAATTGCTCCAGCGCTGCAGTATCCAGCTCCTGGCCTTCAGCTGGCTTGAATTCGTATTTCTCCGGCGCGCCTTCTGGCTTCTGCTCTTTGTCATCAGGCTTGTCTGCTGGCTTATCACCATCAGCGGGATTATCGTCCTGAGGCTTGTCACCTTCAGCGCCATGCTGTGGCTTATCGCCTTCTGGTTTTGCCGGGTCAGCAGCAGGTGCGGGTGGCTCAGACGGTGCCGGTGCAGTGCCACCATCAGCAGGTTGCTCATTGCAAAGACGGCGATGCAGCAAACGTTCAAATAAATTCATGGTTACTCCTGTTCACTGGCCTCTGCGGCCATCTTCAGATACTGTTCAGGGCAGTGCGCCATGACGCGCTGGAACAATGCCAGCGCCAGGTTGCGCTGCCCCTCGTTGAAAGCAGTCACTTGCGGATCACCGGCAAAGCAGGCAGAAAACACCCTGCCCTGCTCCAGTACCCCCCAGATCACCCGGCGGCCCTGCTCGCTACCCATGACGAAACGGATATCTTCAATGTCACGCTGTTGAAGGATTTCCTTCTCGCGTGCCGATTCAGCAGCCAACTGGTCATCATCAAAATCTGTCATTGCTGACCACCTGCAGGAGCACCTGCTGCGTTAGAAAGCGCTGTCAGTACGCTGGGATCCGCCGTCTGCGCTTCGCTGAGAGTCTTGGCACCCTGAGCGGCAGCCATGCCCATAGCCACCATTTGCTGCTGTTGCTGCTGCTGAGCGCGCTGCTCGCGAACCTGCTCAACCTGTTCCTGTGGAACGATAACTGTCGGCGAGACGCCGGACATCTCCGCAAATGCATCGATGGCCTGATCCACGTTGAGTTTGTCCAGCGCTTCAGGCTTGGCCTGTGCCAGCTGACCAATGAAGCCGACGGTGGATGACAGGCTGGATAGCCCAATAGATTTCTGCGCCTGCGCCATCACAGAGATGTACTCGATGCGCAGCGGCATACCCTGTAGGACGTCAGGCGGCTGCGGGAGAAGGTTTTTTCTCGCCATGATGGAGAAGGTGCGATCGATAAGCGGGTTCAGGCATTCGTCGTTCAGGCGCTCAAGAACTGGCCCAAGCATCAGCAACTTCTCTTCTTTCATCTCGATCACTGCTTCAACCGGCATCGAGCGGGTATTGATGTTCTGCAACATCATGAAGAGGTCGACAAAGTAGGCGCTGTTGATGATCTGCCTGGTATCCTGGATATCGGCGAGCAAGTCGGCGGTATTTGGGTTAACCAGATAGGCGGGCTTTAAACCATCCTGGCCGGTGACCTGATCGATATAGGTGATATCGCCAGGCAAAAGGGAAACACGCTGGTTGCGGAGTGATGACGGGCCAACCATCGGCGGGTTGGTGGCCTTGTCGATCAGCTGGCTTTTGCGCTTTTGCTCAAGCTGCAGAGCTTTAACCTGGCCGAGGGCAATCATTCCCGGGCAGGATGAGCCGTATACGTCCTCGCCGTTCACTTCCCAGCGCGGCGCCATAATCGGGAATTCATCGAAACCTGACTCACGCAGCAACTTATCGCTGTCGCCTCCGACCTCGTAATAAACCGATTTTATCGGCTTATTTTTGCTGTTGAGCTTGGCAGTATCGCGGTCGATGTTTGGATAAACGGCATGAATAACTTCGATCCAGCTTTCGTAGTTGCCGGAATCCCACATGCCCTTCACTGAATCGCTGACGTTATTGAGGCCAAACTCCATTACCAGCTGGCGCACCGTCATGGAGAATTTGCGGAAACAGGTGTCAACGCTGCCGCGCGCAGAGTTCGCCATGTAGTAACTGCCGATCGGAAACATCATCGTGCGGATAACGTCGCTGTCGTCTTCCAGCACAGCCATAGCGCCGGTGCTGTAATTCCCCAGGCTGGCGTAAAGCAGAGGCAGTGACTGGTAGATATTGGATTTGTTGAACACTTCGTTCATGCGGCGCTGAACGACTTCAAGCCACAGCTTCACTGGGCCGTAGTCCATCATGTCAGGGTCAGGCGTTGCCAGCTTGAACCACGGGCGCGCAGGAGAAGTTATCCCCGACATCATGCCGCTCGATAGCGTGCGTGCTGCCAGGGTGGCGGTGGGGTCAACAATTTTCGTATTGCGGCGGTCATCCCGGTTTACATCGGTGACCAGGAAGCGGGAACCACGCGGATTGATGAAATCGCTCAGTTCGCGCCAGTGCGGATCGAACGATGAGCGATCATTAGTGAGCTGTGCCTGCTGCTTTTGCAGTTGCTCTTTCAGGGTTTCCGCTGCCATCTGCCGCGCTCCAGTTACTGACCGAGCAGCGTTTTGCCGCTGGTATTTGCGGCGGAGGTATCACCCTGCGCCCCGGTCAGCAGCGTAGAACTACGCCCGGCAGCCGCACGGCGGCGCCTGGTTTCTTCATCGCGGGAATCGACTACAGCCTGGTCCTGCTCCTGCGGAGCCGCCTGAACTTCTGGTGCCGCTGGTACTGAAGGCTTGCTGCCAATGCACATATCGATACTCCATACGCGTTAAAATTATTACCAATTTAACCACATATGATTTATTTGTCGTAGTGTATTGACCTTTTGACGATAAATTATTACCTTTTTGGTAAACACAACATGAAAGCGCACCCCATTCCCTTCCATTGGTGGCTTTGTCGTTACTCAGATGGCGGAGTGCGCTTCCAGGTGTGAAAGCATCCGGCGTATGGCACATGCGTCGATAGCGGTCCGGGGGCTCCTTGGTGCATGGCCCAGCGGGTAGCCGGAATGTGCAAGCCATGCCCTGCATGCACGACAGCGACTCACCATCGTGGCGGTACGGTGTGACACCTCGGAAGAGACGAGGGCACAACAGGAGAGAGTATTTATGGAGCCGCGACAAAGTGTGGCGCCTTAACTGGCTAAGTACTCTCTTCGTTGTGGTGAAGCTCAACGGCGAGCTAGGGAATAGTTTTGCGGTGAAGATTCTAGATAACTAACCGCAGGATGCGCGTAACCCAATCGGCAGCGCACCGATGGAAGCTGGTTCGACTCCAGCCATCACATACAAAATCACGCCTCAGGACCGTGATACCCGTAGTTCCAGAGCAAGTTTGGCGGTGGCAGTTATTCCCTTTCTGACCACCGCCCTTTTTACAGCAGGACGCCATTGCGATGACTTCATGCTGTAAAACCTGTGACACCCAGCCAAGGACGGCACTTTCCATCATCCCTGTTTCGCCCGGTTCGCCGGGCATTTTTTTAAGGTGAGATTAGACTATGAGTGACAAAGACATTGAATCTGAAATTCAGGCTAAAGGCTTAACCGCGCCGCGCGTTACGCCTACCCGCATCGAAAGCATTATTGCTCAGGAGGCATATTTCACAGCAGAAGATGGTGCCTTTGGCGTAGCCATAAAAGCGAAACATACTGGCGGAGAGGTAAACTACCAGCCGCACGAATCACTTTCTCTGCTGACGTTCTGCGTCATGGTGCTGCGCAACGGCTTCACCGTCACTGGCGAAAGCGCCTGCGCCAGCCCGGAAAACTTCGACCCTGAGATTGGACGTAAGATTGCCCGTGAAAATGCGGTAAATAAAATCTGGATGCTGGAAGGTTACCTGCTGAAGCAGAGACTGAGCGAAAAATAACACCGTGACATGTCACAATAGCCCGCCGATGCGCGGGCTTTTTTTACGCCCACGGGTCGTACTCGCTGATCACGTTGGGCTGCTTGCCGCCGGCAGCGGGGAAATCTGAACGCTTCGTCACTGGATACGCGAACGTCAGAAGCAGCGCATCGCCCTTGCCCGGCGACCGGCCCAAACGCTCTTTGATATCTTCCTTGGGCTCCATGACGATCTTACCGTCCACTCTAACCTTGTACTCTGCCGCGGACAGGTCGTCCGCCGTCTCCTGGTCGTCCAGCGCGCCGCCGAGCTTGAGCCACGTCTTACAGGCGTTGAACATCTCGCCGCGCTTATTCAGCATCTGCGGATCTGCCGATGCGCCGCCGAACGGCACAAGCTGCCAGGTGCGGCCCCAGCCATCGCCGATGGACTTCAGCCCGGTACCGTAACCGAAGTCGATAAACACCGCGTCAGCCTGGTACTGGTCCTCAAAATCAGCGATACGCTTCGCCATAATCAGATCGTCCGTGGTTTTGTTGCCGGTCCACAGCACTTTGCTGTGCAGCCCCTGGCGGAGATAAATCACTGCATCATCCACGCCAGAATAAGCCGGGTCGACGCCGATTATCCGCGGGGCGTGCGCCACTTGCGCAGCGGTCACTACACGCTTCATCGCCTCATCAGTCAGCCCGGTAGGGATAAACTGCAGCTCTGAAGCATCCGGGAAGATCCCGCGCACGCGAACCTTCACGAAATCGCTGTCCTCGCCGTAGTCATCGACCCATTTCTGCAGCTGCTGCTTGTTGGTGCCTTCGACGGTGCGGCTGTCGATTTGCGCGCACTTCCAGCGATGCTTGTATTTGCGGAAGCACTCCCGGAATCGCCCGGTGTTGCGCGTCGGGTTACCGAACGCCACCCAGATGATTTCGGTGTCTTCGTCCGTCAGCGCGCCCTCGGCAACCTCCCACACCAGATCGGCAATATTGGAAGCCTCATCGAATACGACGATGATGCGCTTACGCTCGTTGTGCAGCCCGGCGAACGCCTCTGTGTTGTGCTCAGACCATGGAATTGCGTCAGCGCGCCAGCGTTTATCGTGGCCTGGATCGTTGCTGTACATCGCCGTAGCGGTGCAGGTAAACCAGTCTTTGTTGATGGCAAGGTTCGACCATTTGATGATTTCCGGCCAGGTCTTCGTGCGCAGCTGGTTGTCGGTGTTGGCGGTCACCACCACCTTGCAATCCTCGCAGGTGGACATTCCCCAGTTAATCAGCATCGAGATGAAAGCAGATTTACCGATACCGTGACCGGAGGCCCGGGCAATCATCAGCGGCTGGTGACGTGTTGTCGGGTTCTGCAGGTGCTCGCCTATCTCGCGGAATGCATCAGCTTGCCACTGTCGCGGCCCGGTGGCGTGCGCCAGCTCTGTGCCATCCTCGCCCCACGGAAACGCATACAGCGCATAGCCCAGCGGGTCATGCGTGAAGCTAGCGATATCGTCGATCAGCTGTTCTTCCGGGGATAAAGCGGCGTCTGTCACTGGTCACCACCATTGCGCTCTTTCAGGCGGCGCCGGGCGGCAGCCATGCGGTCGGCAATGGTAACGTTCACGTTAACTTCCATGCGCTCTTTGAACGCGTTAACGTCGACGTGCTTACCGATGAGCTCGAGGTTTTTCACCTTGTCGGGCCATTTCACCTTCTTCAGGATATGCTCGACATCCTCAACAGAGAGATCCGCCTCGCCATTCTCTTTTTGCAGAGAAGCCTGGGTCGTCTTGATGGTAGCGATATCCATAGCACTGAGAGAGGTACGCCAGACCTTCGGCCATTCAGCGATCGGCTTCATCCCGCCGTCATCGTTCAGGATATCCAGCACATCCATCTGGTCGATTTCCACCAGGCGCAGCAGGACATAATCAGCGCTAACGCGCAGGCGCTTGTTGCGCTCTTCCATCAGCTCAGCGATTCGTTTCTGGATACGCTCATCACGCATCATTGTGCTGGCTTTGACGTGGGCAGACTTCAGTGAGAACCCGGCGTTGATGGCCGCCTGCGTCTGATTTTCAGGGCATTTCACATACTCCTGGGCGTAGGCTTCCTGCATCACCGTCAACGGCTTGTACTGAGTTGATTTGCGCTTAGGATCCTTTGGCATGGTAAACACCCCGAAAATAATTACCTTTTAGGTAATAATACCATGCCACCAGCGATGTTACATGATCGGAATATCATCATCACTCACCCACCCGGCCCGGTTTATCAGGTAGGTAACGACACCCCGCACTTCAACATCGTCCAGGGCGTCCCCTTCCAGCGCCTCACCATCATCAGTGATCAGCGCCTGCCCACGGACAACAGCGAATTCAGTTTTCCCGGCATATGCGATAAGGACATGATCACCCTGCTTTGGCCTGCGGCAGACATCGACGATGGCATAACCGGCGGCAGTCTCCAGGGCGCGACAGTTGGCGTCATACTGACAAAGGCGGGAAACGGTTAGCGTTTGCTCAACGTAGTCTGCGGCAGGTGATGGAAAGCCCAT